TCCAGAAGGATCTGGTACCTTATACCTCATTGGATCAAATAATGCCATTACTACATCAGCATCATCTTGTGTTTGAGAGGAATCCTTAAAATCTTCCAATTGAGGTTCTACATCTCCATTCTTAATCCTAATAGGATTAGAAATGTCTCTATTAAACTGACTAACTACAACAGGACTATATCCATAGAAATCTCTAGCGTATCTGAGTTCATCAGACATTTTATCTATTAATGATTTCTTATTTGGATAATCTTTCATTGATTTTAATAGTCCTATATGATCAATTACAACAAGGGTAATAGTATTCTCATCATTGGGAATATATCTCTTATTGAACTGATCAATTTGCTCAATTCTGCCATTGGCTAATGCATGCTCTTTAAGATCTTTAGCAATCCCAACAGGGTTCTCTGGACCATCAATGATAGTAATAATCTCTTTCATGCTCTCAATATATTCTTTATATTGATTGAAGAGTTTATATTCCTCAGCATTCATCTTATCGTTCCAACCTAAAAGCTTAGCTACAGGGATAATAATACCTGTGTCAAGGAAAATCTTTCGACTCACCCACTTAGCTATTTTATAGGTTCTATTTCTCTCCATAGAACGATAAATAATTCTGAGTTTAATATCAGTTTTGTCCTTATTCTTAAGATACCAGTCTATAGGATTAAGAATGAAAGCATCATCTACGAAAGAGGTCTTACCACTTCCAGTAAGACCTCCAACTAGATAATACATGCTCTTTCTTATACCTACGTACCTATTAAGTCTATTGAAACCCATTGGTATGCCTCCGTTCTTTCCAGCCATACCATCATCAACGGCTTTTTTTAATTCATCGAAGCTCATAACGTGAGTTATTAGATCGTTAGAATATTACCATTACTAGTTAATTTTCCCCACTTTCCATCTGTACTGACACTACCATTACTAAATCTAGTATCATAACCACTTAGTTTAAGAACACCTGCATTAAGAATGTCATCATTATTATGCATGTGTCCAAATAAACATAGTTTAGGTTTAATCCTAGTGAGAACATGTCTCTTAAGGGATGAACATCCAAAACTCATTAGATGACCAGAAGTTCTATCATATGCTTTGTCAAGTATAGTCTTTGGTGGTCCATGGACAGCAACAATATCCACATCATCGTCTATCTCCTTCCATATAGCATCTAACTTACTTCTATCCTTATTGAATGCCCAACCAGTTCCAAATGTTGGTTGATAAGGACTACCAAATATCTTAATGTTTTCTATAGTGATATATTCATTCTCAAGATATATAATACCAACATCTTCAAAGTCTTTTCTTGTTACTAATCCTTTCTCAATTGAAGTTTCATGATTACCTGGTATAAATATCTTATACTTAACATGAAGATTTTTAAACCATTCAATAAACTTACGAACCTCTGGTTCATTCTTATAAGGGTCTTTATGATTACTACAGTCTCCTGTATGAATAATCATATTACACATAACATTAACAACAAGTTGTTCATGGCAAGTATGTGTGTCACTGATGTGCTGAATGATTAGCATATTAATTGTTTCTAGCAGTTTTTAATCTATGCATGCTGATAAAGAATTCATGGAAATTTTTACAGATACTTTCAAATTCTTCTATAGTAGTATTATTATCTGTAATAGTCATATCAACTCTATCAACTCCTGCATGATCACTAATCATACACTCATAAGATACTCCTATCTTTTTATCTGTTGTATGATTGGGAAACTTGCTAAAATCATAAAAAGCAAAACCAACACTATAACCACTTGTTCTGTCTCCATCCTCATCTACATCACATTTAAATGATTTCCAATAAATGTAGTCAGACTTCTTGTAGTTCTCATTGAACTTTCTATATCCTTTGTCTGATAGATGTTCTTCAAAACTTTTACCTTCTTCTAATGTAAAATGCATGATATTAATTTTTTTAGTTAAACATCAGTAGACCCAGTAGCCTTAGCTTCAGGTTCTATTCTAACTCCTTTAGTTATTAACTCTATAAAAGGTTCAAACTGCCCATCATTTAAAAAAGTATAACTATTGGTCAAATAAGTAAGTTCATTAGACTTCTTAGTAAGAGAGAGTTCTTTTTTCATTGTAACAACATACTTAGTAGCTTCAATTATCTGCTTACCTGTATATTTTCCCTCATTAAGAATAGCATTGAACTTTAGTCTGCAGTTTTCTTTCTTTACACGCATACCTCTACTACCAGTAAAGACTCTCCCTTTATACTCAAAATGATCAGTAGATGGGAATGATTCCCACCATTCATCAAAGTCTGATGAGGATTGTTTCTTCTTAGTAATAGAGGAGACAATCTTTGTGTTTAGAAAATCTAATAAATCATTACCCTGTAGTGTAACTTTTCCCTCACTGGATAGTAATCCTTTCCTAATGAGACTCTGGTGTAATGCATCCATTTTCATACTGTTAGTACAGAGAGCTTCCATATCATGACCTTCCTTTACTAACATTAGAACGAAAAGTTGGTCTAATGTATAACCTCTTTTCATTAGTTCTTCAAAGTGCTCCTTCGTCAACTTGAGTGTTGTCATATTCTTCTTGTGATTTAGTCTTATCATGTACTAGTTTTATCTCTGCAGCTCTTTGTTCTTTGAGCTCCTCAACATCAACAGGTCCATATAGAAGTTGATAATAATGAACATCTGATTCCTTCTCCCAATCAAATAAATCAATGAAATTTATTGAGTAGCTTGTCATCTTTTACTTTTTTTAGATAAAATGTATCTTCATCCTTCTGACAGAATTTAAAAAATCCTATATACTCTTCTCTTTCTTCTATTTTAGGAAAAAATGTAAACACTTTAGTCTTCTTAATAGAATAGGTTCTGTGACTATCAATAGCTGGTCGTTTAATGCACATATTATGCATTTGAAAAACTATTTCATCACCTAACAGATCTGTAGCTGCTTTTTTTAAACGGCATCTAACCCCACCTGATGTAATACAGGTCGTTAATCTAATTACACATATGACTTTCATAATCTTACTTTTAAACCTACACCAAAGTCAAACCAGTTGAAAGCTGCCTCAGCTTTGGATGTATTACATTTAAATACTTTTTTTATCAATCTAATAGCATAGATTTTGAACTCCTTATGCTTTTCAGCAGAGATATACCAGTTATAATACCAATCTTCCTCATCTGCAGCTTCAACAAGTGATTTTCCTATCATATTAAGTTGATATTCAAGTAAATGATGAGAGATGTTTTCACGATTGATTTTAGGTTTCATTACAATACTTTTAGATTGTTATGTTTGATTTCCCATTGCCAATAACTTCTATTGGTAAACTTAGCACCAGGACTAAAGTCTTTTTTTCCAGTATGATACCATGTCCATGGGTTTTCTTCAACAACTTTAATGAGTGATTTTTTCATAATTTAAATTATTTAGCTTCTCCCCAACTTTCTCCGATGTTTGCATCCGCTTTAATTTTTAGATTGTTTAAATAATGATTACCTGCTTCAAGCATAGCAATTTCTAGCATTTCTTTTGCTTTTTCAGCAATACTAGCTATACACTCAATAACAAGTTCATCATGAACTGAATTACATATTAATACTTTCCATTGAAGATTATTATCAACAATCCAATCAAATAATATAGCACCAGCTAATTTAATTTGATGTGCCGCGCGCGTTTGAACTGGGCTATTGAGGCATAATCTCATGTATTCTGAACGTAGCTTAGCATACTTTGATACAAGTTTTTTCTTGCTCTTATAGAATTCAACTTGAATAGGATATTGTAGATCATATTTTATCCCTTTTTCCTTTTCCTCAAGAAACTTCTTATAATCAGTTTTTCCAATTTTGTACTTAGTCCACTCTTCTCTTGAAATAGCATCTACTTCTGTTTTCAGCTCTTTAAAGTCTTCATAATATGGAAGAGCTAACTTCCAACCATCTACAGACTCTATATAACCTTTTTTAGCAGCTTGTTCAAATACTTTGTCTCCCCAGGTATATAAACCTGCATGTAAAGCTTTAAAACCATCCTCAATCTCTTGTGCACGTTTCATAGGAATACCCTCTTTTACATGAATAGTAAAAGCTGAACCTCCATATTGAAATGCAAATCTTGGACTCTTCGCAGCTTGTCTTTTATCTTTGTGTTTCTTAGTGATTTCTTCATCACTTAAACTTTCTAATTCTGGAAATAATATTCTGGCAAATGCACAATGCAGACAAGAACCATCAAGAACTGATTTAGTCATAGCCTCATCTCCACTTAAATCTGCAGCTATTACAGTTTCCTGTCCTGAATAGTCACAAACTATCATGACATTACCTTCATTAGCCTTAAAACAATACCTGGTTATCTTATCAGAAGGAAAATTTAGAAAATTAATTTCTCCCTTACGAGTAGATAATCTAGCTGTATCTACCATTGGATTAAAATTGGTATAGATTCTGTTGTTTTCTATCCTTTTATATATAGTATCTCCAAAAGTAGTTACCCTATGAGTAGCTTCTTGATAAGCTAACCAAATATCATTAAATTGATGAGGTGTTCTGGTTATTACTTCTTCCTTAATACTGGGCTTTCCTTCCTTATTGATAATATTTATATCAAAACCCTTGAAAACACTTAGCATTTGCTTAGGTGAAGCAGTGTTAACACTAACTTCCTTACTGTCATCAAATAAACTTAATTGTCTTGTTCTGAATTCTGGTAGATAATCAAAGATGTATTCTTCCACTTTAGTTCTCATTGTGTTAGAATTTTCTAAATCATCTATCATCTTGTTCTCCCAGGACTGTGGACTTATAGGCATACCACATTGTTCCATATAAGCCAAAGCTCTAACATATCTGCAATGTAGTTTATAGGTAGCTTCAAAGCCTCCTTTAATAATCTTATCATTAAGAGTTCGCTCTAATTCGAGTAATTTATCAACATCGTTGAATGAATACTCTATCGTGGTTGGTTGGCTGAGTTTTACTTTATGAATGTTTTTTTGTTCAGTTTTATCATAAATAATATTAAGCTCTCTCTTCATAACAGACCCAAAGTCAGCTTTGAAAGGTACCCAATTCTCTAATTGACCATTGTAAAGGATTTTGGTAGCTAACATAGTATCTCTAACCTCCCTGGGCCAGAAATCATATTTGTAGAAAAATCCTAAATCAAATAATATATTATGTCCAACAAGGATCTTACCTTCTATATAAGGGATAAGATCCTTGAAGGAATAATTATCATCATACATATGAATTATATAATTATTGTTCCCCGTTCCTATTTGTGTACAAAATATTTCTTCTTCTCTTGCTCTTAATCCAGTGGTTTCCGTATCTATTGCAATCTTTTCTGGTAATATCATGTCCTCCAATTCGCAGAAATCATAGTTTCCTATTTTGGAGAAAAATTCTGGGTGCTTTGTGATTATATAG